CATCGGCAACGTCTTGTTGTTTACAAACATTATCTGACAGTTCTCCAACCTCTTGAATAAGTTTTAACACTTGATCTTTATCGGTTGCGCCGTCAATGAGATTTCGGTCCCAATGCCATTGTTCAACTTTTTCAATTAATGATTTCATTGAGTAATAATTCCTTGCTCTTTAGGCATAAGAATACTGCTTGTTGATGTTGATTTGGTTATTTGTTCAATTAACTCATCAACTGGTTCACATATCATAAGTACGTGGCTTCTGTCAATAATAAATTGTTCATCTTTTGAGTAAGCCATAAATGGAATAAATCCAATCTTACCTGGTTCTGTAGATACCATATTAAAACCATTACTGATAATAACAGTTGTTTCAGTTTCTTCTACATTACATATTAATTCCTCTCCCGAGGATAGTCTAACTAATTTCATTTTTTTCTCCATAGTTGTGTATATTATAACATACTTTCTTGCAAAAGTAAAGTGTTTTATCCAAAAAATTCATCTAAAGTTCCAACTTCTTCTGTAGACCAACCAACGGCCTTGAAAATATGTTCGATAGGATCCAAGAATGTTTTCTGAAATTGTAAATCATAATCTATATAGCGATCCAATTCAAACTCCTCTGGCAGATATTGCATAAACCCAATAATATTTTCTTTAATAGGATTTGGAGTTTTAAGATAACAAAACTTTATCTTCTCGCCGTTTTTAATAGGTTGATATTTCTTTGATAGTTTTAGGTCTTTGACCATTTTATTGTGTAGTAATGCAGCACGAACATGTATAGGAGTTCCTTTACGATATATTGTTTCTGCACTACGATAATCTGTTACATTAGATACTCCACGAGGGAATGATATCTCATGTGCGGGTAATGTATTAAAGTATGTTCTAAAGTGTTCAATGGCCTTTTGGTTTTCTCTTTCATCACCTACCATCATGACCTTAAATAGTTCTTTAAGTCCTTCTCGACATGGTGCAGGAGTAGAAGATTTGATTGCCTCGATACCCATGATTTTTAGTTTTGGTTCTTTATATCTAACACCTTCGTTGTCATGGACATTAAGGATATATCTTTTCTTTGCAGTCCATATCGCACGGTCAGCAATGGCCTCTCTTTTCATAACCATTCTATCGTCAATTCCACCCATAAGGCCGAACAGTTCTTGATATGCCGCATTAAGGACTGGTTCTAGTTTATCACTAGCAACTTTATCAAGAAAGTCAACCGGATTAGCGGGTTTGACCTGTTCGACTAAGGGACTCATATTAACATAAAGTGAATCCGTATCAATGGCAATAATATAATCTGTATTAGTTCCCATGACTTTGTTTAGATATTTATTAAGTGCGACTTCGGCCCAACGAATAGTCAGCTGACCTGATAAAGTAATCGCCTCTGCAATTCTTTGGTCAAAGAAACGAAAGTATTTGTTACCCATCGCGCCGTAAAGTGAGTTAAGTAGAATCTTAATTGCCATCTGTTGATTTTCGGCAACTGATATTCTTCGTTCAATATCATATAGTTTTTGTTTATCTCCAGGGACAACTGTTTGTAATTCTTTTTGAGCCTGAATCATTTGTTTTTTGATTACAACACGTTCACTATATAATTCATCTACTAAAGTAGGCATCATACCTTTTCTTTCTACAGTAAACGCCTGGCCATTTCCACCTATGGCAAACCCTTTATTGTCCAAGGTATAACCATCTAGTATTTTATCAATATTAATACCCATAACATTACCATCTACTATTGTTTCTGGCGACATATTGTATTGCATAATGATTGATGGATATAGTGAGTTAAGGTCAAATGATACCACGTGTTCGTGTAGACCAACTACTGGGTCCTTAACATAACCACCAGGGTAATTTGTTTTAACTTTTGGTTCCGAGAATGGCATGGCAACTTTTCTGTCATGGAGATAACGATATATGATTGTGTCCCATATCGCAGTAACGCCGAATGTGTCAGTATAGTTTACGCCACCTTTGTATGCCATAGTTAACATAAGAGTAATAAGACCCATCTTGTCCTCTAATCTGTCAACTAATTCTACATCTTTAATATTATAATCAATGAATTTTTGATGGTCGTTTTTGTATAAACCGTGAAGTGTACCATATTCTTCGTATGATATTTTCTTCTCGCCAAGAATAACATGAGCAATGTGATTTAAGGCATAAGATTCTTGTGCAGTGTATGTGTATTTTTGGAATAATTCCATATAATCTGCATGACCAATACCAGTGATATCATAGGTATTCTGTTCTCTGTTCATGACTCGAACAGTTCTACGATTAAGCATACCCCAAGGAGAGAATCTTTTAGCGACATCTTCTCCTAGCAGACGAACAGTTCGATTAATTAGATAAGGAATATCAAAGAACATTGTATTCCAACCAGTAATAATATCAGGCGTATGACTCGGTGTTGCCCAATGAGAAATAAAACTATGTAATAATTGAAGTTCTGATTCACATTTTACATAGACTACTCGATTAGTTGTCATATAAGATTGTTCGGCATTATATTCACCGAGACCCCATACATAATAAGTATTGTCTATATTGTTTTTAATTGTAATGGCAGTAATAGGATTATTAGCCAAATCTGGTTCTGGGAATCCATCGTCCGATTGAACCTCGATGTCGATAGAGGTTACATTAATTAAGTTACGATTAAATTCTATTTGACCTGGAAACTGTTCGTTAATAAATTGTGAGATATATCTGTCATTGCCATATATCTGGCGACCAGCAGTATCTTTGTTGTTTGATATCCATTCTTTTGCATCACGCATAGAATCGAATTGAATAGGCGCGCAAGGTCTGCCGTCTAGTGTTTTCCAATCACCTTTCGGTGTTGAAACAAATAAAGTTGGTTTAAATTTAATGCGTTTGGAAATCTTCTTGCCGTTTTCGTAACCACGATATAACAGCATGTTTCCATAGCGGGAAACGTTAGTATAAAAATTCATGTAGTCCAATCCATAATAATATAATATATTATATCACATTACGCGTATAATGTAAAGTGATAATTAGAGTTTTTGGTATTTCAATTTCATGGGTATTACCCCAATTCTTTACACCGTGTCCTTCAGGCCAGGCCTTACCTGGATTTTATCTAGGTCAATAGGTAGTGACCATAAGGTTTCTCGTTTTCCATGTCTTCCCAAATTTACTCCTAAATAATTTCAGACATTTCATTGTTACCTTTTGTTATAACCTCAATACCATATATCACGTCTTAATTGATTTTAAAACAGTTATAACCGGGCGTTTCATAGGACTTCACAACAACCAACCAACTACAGTCCTTTCTCGATTCCTGATGTGTATATTATACCATAAAACTGGTACAATGTAAAGTGTTTTTTTGATTTATTTTGTATATTTAAATGTATAAAATGGGGGTAATTTCTTACCCCCGCATGATTGTCAATTTGGTCTTATGAACCATTTAACGTCATTAATATTATAAAAGGTGCTAATCCTAAAATTAGTCCTGTTATACTTAACGCAAGTAAAGTAGTTCGTAAGGCCTCGGCAACGTCATCATATTTTTCAACAAAGTGAATCATATGTTTCATGTTGTTCTCCAGTAAATGTGTTAGTACATATCTACTAGTATTTTCGCTGCTCACCGGAATCTATTCTTGAATAAATTCCTTCTTCTTTGATTTCCCAGCAGACCCTATTTCGATCTTCCTAGGACGCCTCTCATCTGGAACTTCTACTCTGGCATTTACCACAAGTATTCCGTTCACTAGATTGGCACCGTCGATAACGACAAATTCAGAGAGTCGGAAGGACTTCTCAAATTTGCGGGACGAGATACCTTTATGTGCATATTCACGTTCATCTTTCTCTGAGTGAGATGCCATAACTAAAAGAATTCCATCTTTGACTTCCACTTGGATATCCTCTTCCGAGAAACCCGCGACAGCTAGTTCAATGATAAAATTTTCATCATCGACCTTCACTACGTTGTGGGGTGGATAGTTATCTTGAGCCCTTCCAGCTGAGTGGATTCTCTCAAGTTCGTTTAGTATGGGTTCAAACCCAATGAATAAAGAACGTGGCACGTTCATAGTACTTCTTACCATAGCTTCCTCCTATTATGTTTAGCAAGGTTAAAATGTGACCCCGATAATTCGGCAGTCACATTTATTTATACAACTTTCGTTGTTAGTTTGTAATTATTCTCCATACATTTTGAATTCTGTTTTGTTTCATAAATTCGTGAAATGTCATTGAATAAAGTTTAAGTTTTTTCTCCATTACTGTTTCCTATATTGTACTTCGGACACAGTTCCCATTGCGCTTTCTCTTTGTATGGAATGACCTTTATTTGGCGCAATGGAGCCAAATTCTTTGCAGCTGCAGGATTGATTATGGTTACTAGACCCCAATCCGCTAGCAAAGTAGCAATTGTGTTCCTACGTTCTAGGTCATTCTCAACTAGATTAGAAGGTTTTCCATCTAGTAAAAATAGTTCTTTAAAGTGAACTATAAAATATCTACCTTGCTTATGGAGAATATGGCAAGACTGATACAGTTTTTGATCTTTGCGAGATGCTACTCCAATACGTGTTAACGTCTCACGTATCTTTAGAAAGTCATCTGGTTCGTTGAGGGTACTC